GGTGACGATATGATTTGATAGATAGTGTTTTATAGTTGGTTGGAACTCTTTATATTTTGCTGCGCCGTTGAGTATACTATATGATGCCTTTATCTTAGTTGTCTCGTCAAATCTGTTATTCGATACAACATCGTAAAGAGCGTCCATTAGAGTAGCTCTTAGTTGATGTGGAAGGTAGTGCATATTTATACCAAGAAATCCACCCTTTGCTCTATTTATGGGAAACACAAGAGGAAACCTATCATAGTATGGCAATGTGTCTTTATGCTTTGGATTGTAGACGAACATGTACATATTACCGATCAGGAATTTGCTCTCGTAGCGGTCACGAGATTCCTTCATGATGGTGGTTTCGTTTATATCCGACCTTCTGACATTTTTTGCCTGCTCGCGATACCATTCCCGCGCAGATTGCGTTCTCGCTGGAACCTGGCCAGAGCGTATACCCTTTAGAAGAATTTCGTCAAATATCTTTGCTACCATATTATTTTATACCTAACTCATGTTCAGTGAATACTTGAAAAGTCCATCCTCGTTCTGCGCAGTATCTTTTTGCAGCTTGCCACTTTGCGTCATTGATACCATATGTCTTGACTTCATTCAAATACCTACGCGATATCCTTCCGGTCGGCGTAGCGTTTCTTTTTGATATATCTGGCGGCATTGTCTGTTTCTTTGGTTTTATTTCTATCATCAATGTCTCTAAACTACCGTCGGACATTTTTTTATGAAGAACAACATCTGGAAAATATCTATGTACCTTTCCGTCTATTGGTGACATGTATGGAACGACAAACTCTTCTGAAGCCCACCACAAAACATCTGGGTGCCCGTCAACAAATCGAAAGAACTTGAATTCCCAGAGAGAACGATATGTAATTTTAGTTGGATCGCCCCTGTATTTTTCAGGATACTTCGGTCGAAATCTGCCTTTGTATGCCAAATCTGCCTCTTTTTATATAAATACACCGAAGCTATTTATAGAGGATTTCATAATTGCCGCCCTTCAACCCCCGCGTAACAGATGTTTTAAGACGAAACAAAAGAGAAACGATAGATCAAGTCATTCAATTTCCCGACCATCTAGGTGCTCACGCAATGCTGATGATTTTCAGGAAATATAGATACGAAAAGCCCGGCACTCGTCAGTTGAATAAAGTTGGCGCGTCTACATTTTCTGCTCAGACATTAAGCGGGACTGATAGTATTTTAGTTCCACTTCCACAGAGCATTCAGGATAGCTATCAGGTACGGGTTCAGAGACTTGACCAGGGCATAGCAGGAGAATCTGTTGCAGCTGCATCTAGAGCAATTTCAGAGGCTTCTGGAAGCGTCATTCCTAGTGGGGAAGATCTTCTACGAATAGCGGCTACTGCAATGCCAGCAAAAGCAGAGAGTGTGTTAGCAGCGCTGATGTCTGGCGATTTTAGTGGGATGGCCCGAGACGCCGCATTTCTAGCTAGACGCAGTATTGATGCAATTTTACCAGAAGCATCAAGAAATATTGATGTTGGTTTTGGTAATACAATCAATCCAAAGGCAGCTTTATACTTCGAAGGTGTTGAAATGAAAACGCATTCATTCAACTGGTCATTCTCGCCATCATCAGAACATGAATCTGACATCCTGAGAAATCTTGGAAATACCATAAAGAAAAATGTTCTACCTTCTTATGGTTCAATAGTTGGGGCGGAGAGAGTTCTGCTGAACTATCCAAGCGTACTTGACATTTTCTTTCTTGGAGTTGACCAATCATATTTTCTGCACTACAAAACATGTATGGTTCAGCAATTCACAATCGACTTCACTCCGCAGGGCATAGCTCTTCTGAGGGGCGGAAAACCAGCAATGGTAAACATGAACCTAAATGTGCTCGAAGCAGATATACATACATCAGAAGATTATGGTGGCATCGGCACGCTGGACAATAGTCAAACACCCGGAAGCGAGAGGTTCTAATAATGGCAGAGTATTTTGATAAATTTCCATTGATACAATATCAAAAAATGGCTGCAAGAGATCTTACGAGGCGAGCTAATTTTCTGAAAAGCACTGTATCAAATCCATTTGTGTTTCTTCCATATACAATTGAGGAAGATATGCGCCCAGAAGATATTGCATATTACTACTATGGTTCAACCGATTACACTTGGTTGATATATCTAGCAAACAATATAATCGACCCATATCATCAATGGCCTCTTTCGCAAGAAAACTTCAATAAATATCTCATAGAAAAGTATGCAGCTAAATCTGGAAAGACCGGATATGAAGTCATTGATTGGATGCAAAATGAAACAATTGACGAAAACATACTCTACTATTATAAAGAAGTCGTTCCGGGGTCGTCTTATACAATAACCGAAGTTGATGTTCCAGCCAGAGTAAAACAAAGTGATTTGGTTGAAATATCAATTTCTGTAATAGCTAATGAGGATTTTGAGATACCAACTGGTGATGTGAGACTTTCTATTGGTGGTGTTTTTATGGAAATTATTAGATTGGTTTCTGGTACGGCTAAACTTGTATTCACACCGACTGACTATTCGGATTATGGTATTGGAATTGGCAATCACATAATAACAGCAGAATATATAGGAACGCCGATACATATTGCCTCGGAAGGGGCTGCAAATATAAGGATTGTGCAATAATGACAGAAATCATCAAACTATCGCCAGACAGTTTTCGCACCATATATCTTAGAAAAGAAGATGATGTCATTCTAAGAACGGAGCGTGGCAGAAGAATTATTATCAAAAAAGTAATTCCCGAAGAATGGAAGCCATATCGTTTATATGAATATGAAAACGCAATAAATGAAAACAAGAGAAATATTCTCGTTGTTGATAATAAGTTTGCTCCTCAAATCGACAGAGAATTGCAAGAAAAACTAAAATGAGTTCCTCAAATTTTGTTCAGCCTGGTCACTATAGACTAATTTCAGCTTACATCAAGCCCTTTCAGGGCGGCAAAAACATTGAAATAAGTAATTTGATCACATCGTTTTCGGTGGAGGAATCTCTTGATACTGACAGTATCCGAGGTGTCGTTTCATTGTATGATACGGTTGGATTTCTTGAAGACCTACCGATTCGCGGCGAAGAGAACATAATTTTGGTTGTAGAGGATGCCGCCAAAACAATTCGCAGATATGAATTTCGGATATACAAAGTTTCAAATGTTCGAATAAAAGATACAAATGATGGGCTTGTATATGATATGTACTTTACTTCAGCTTGGAGATATCAAGCAGGAAATCGAAAAATCATACGCTCATTTGATACAACAATATCCGAAATAGTTAGCACAATATATAACGACTATTATCCAAAATTACGACAAGAAAAGAATATTATAATTGAAGAAACTGATGGCGAATTTAGATGCGTAATACCAAACTATACTCCTATGCAGGCTATGAATTTTCTAGCCTCTAGAGCATATAGTCAGAATAGCAAGTCATGTTCATTTAGATTTTTTGAAACTTATGATAGCTTCTACTTTGTTTCTGATGAATACCTCATAAAAAAATCACAGGAAAATAAAGAAGACATAAAAGAATTCAAGTATCAAGATACGCTTGAAAAGTCGGGCAAGGAATTCATTGATCAGATGAAGAACATAATTCAGCTTGAAAATTCTGAGCGTGTCAATACGATGATAGATTTATATAGTGGCGCATATACTAGCAATGCTATAGAAATTGATATTGTAAAGAAGACAGTTGAAAACCGACGATTCGTATATGAGCCAGGCACATTTAGCGCAATGTCTGCCGCTGGAACAGAAGGAATTCATAGTGATGCTTTTAGAAGCGATTACTTCACAGAAGAAAACGAGAGACGATATTTGATTGTAAAGGACTATACCTCTATCGGAGATATCCCTAGCAACATTAGAGGCGAACAATACATTTCAGAGATTGTTACAAAAAGAGTTTCATATAGACACCATCTAAACAATACTGTGGTGAATATAAAAACTCATGGTCGACTTGATATGAAGGCTGGCGACATAATTCGCATAGAAGTTCCA